CGCTAGCCAGCCGCGGCGGGATGGGCCGGGTGAACCAGCCCTCGATCGTGCGGTGCATGTTGCCCTGCGGCGGAACCACACCGAACACCGACGCATTCGCCTCGTCAGCGTCCGGCGCCCACGACTTGAGCTCGTCGAGCCATTCGCGGTACTCCAGCAGCTCGGCAGCCGTCGCCGGCACGCGCGTAAAGTCCTGAATGCGCGCCTTCTGCCCGTCGGTGTTGAGCCGCACCACCTGGTTCGGCAGCAGCGGGCCCACCTTGACCATCTGCGACGAGCCCGGCCCGGTCGCGATCTCGAAGATGCCCGGCCCGGTCAGCGTGTAGGTGTCCCACCGCGGGACCGTCCCGACGTTGAACCGCTCGAGGTGCCCGCTCTGCGTCGACGTGGTCGCGTCTCCTGCGCGGATGCTGGTGATCGCCGCCGGGTCACCCTGCCCGATCCATGAACCCGTCGCGTAGCTGCCCCAGCCGACGCCGCGGAAGTTCGGGCCAACCTGGGCCACGGCACCCTCGTCCTCGGCCTTGAACGCCGTCACGGAGCCGTTGAAGAACCCGCGGCGAACCCGGTGGGCACGCTCGTTGCCCTCCTCGTCGCCGAACTCGAAGTACCAGGTCTCCCCCGGCAGCGGCGGCACGAAGTTGAGCCACGTGTTGATGTGCGTCTCGACGTAGTTGTTGATCGCGTGCAACTGGATCGTCGAGCCCACGATGCGGTAGCGGGTGCCGTAGCCGTTCCACGCGCCGTCGGTCTGGCGACCCATGCGGCCGAACACGTCCACCGCGGCGCCGAACGCCAGCAGCGACGCCAGGTCGACCTCGATCACCTGGTTGTTGGTCTCTGTCTCGAAGTCGCGGCGCGGGCCGGCCACCAGCGTGCGACCCTCGGTGAGGAACCCCGGCTGATCCCGCCACCGGGCAGCACCGCGATGCACGTACGGGTAGCCCCCGCCGCGACCGGTGAGGCGCATCGGCCAGTCCGGGCCCAGGCTGTCGGGGTAGTCGACGTCGAAGTCCTCGCGCATCGCGTCGTAGGCGAAACGGAACTCGTCGACATCGGGCAGGCCGCGCCAGAACCCGCCGTCACCGCGCAGGCGCAGCGTCCACTCCCAGACGCGTTGCTGGCCGCCGATCTGAAATCCCTCGGGCGGCGGCTTGAACCAGCGCACCGGTGTGTACCAATAGCCCTGATCAGGCGTCCACCAGTGCAGCGTGGCGGTGCGGATCGAGTCGATCGACCCGATCAGCAGGTTGATCACCCGGCGCAGGTGCACGCCGTCGCGGGCCACGCACCGCACCGGCAGGTCGATCTCCAGCGCCTCGTTCGCGGCGTCGATGAACGTCTTGCCGTCCTCGTTGGCGCCCTGCTGGTCAATCGACGTCCACGCCGCGATCAGACCCTTGGGTGAGTCGCCGAGCTGCACACACTCGGGGGCCTCGTACTTGTCGGGCGTCGACCAGGGGCCGACGAGGTCGGTGATCACCGTGCCGTCGTGCGACGTCAGCCAGACGACCGGCTGGTCGCCCTTCATTAGGTGATAGACACCGTGCGGAGTGATCGGCCCCGACGGCAGCCGCACCTTCTCGGGTGCGGTCACTGGCGGCCTGTCGGCGCCCACATGGCGGCGGTGTGCGCGGCGACGTCCTTGCCGTTCTGGTCCGGCGTCGCGCCCTGGTTGTTGATCGTGATGTTCGCCGTGTTGCCGGCCTTCAGCGCGGCAGCCTGAGCACTACCTGCGGGCCCGCCACCACCGGGCTGCTTGCTCGGGTCACCGCCCGGCGCCGGCCCGCCCGCCTTGTTCGGTAGCGCAGGCTTAGCGCCCGCCAGGCCGCCGGCGAGCTTGCCGAACCACGAGTTGCCGATTGAGCCCATCGGGTTGTCGCCCACTGACAGGGTTTCCATGACGCCCGAGACGCCGATGCCCGCGAGCTTGCCCGCCTGCTTGAGCGACAGGTTGAGCAGCTGCACACCCACCTTGGCCGCGGCACCCGCGCCCGGGGCCATGAAGTCCAGTGCCGACGTGCCCGCCATCACGGCGTCCATCGCCATGCCCGACACGCCCAGGCCGCCCTCGCCGCCGACAGCCGGGTACGCCATGCCGCCACCGCCGTACTGGCCCGCGCCTGCGCTCTGCGGCATGCCGACACCCGGGAGCCCGAGCGGGCCACCAGCTCCGGGCATGCTGCCGAGCGGGGGTAGAGGGCCAGAACTGCCCGGCACGAACGTGTTCGGCCACGCGCCCGGCCCCTGCATCGACAGGAGATTCTCGGCGGTCAGGGCCTGCTGGTACGGGGTAGCGAGATCGGCGCGGGGCGCGTAGTTCGACCCCCCGGCAGCTTCCCATGACGGCTGCGAAAATTGCAGACCGCCGTAGTAGCCATTGCCCGTGTTGATGCCCCAGTTACCGCCGGACTCGCCCTGTGCGATGGCGTTCCAGTCGGCCGACCACTGCCCCATCGCCGACCCGATCGGTTCCGCAATGCTCGCGCCGTTGACGACGTTGACAGGAACCACGCCAGTGCTGGATTGCAGGCCGCCGCCGCCCTTGCCCCAGTCCGCTGCAACGTGCACGTGATCGCCATGGTAACCAGCTTGATCCATCGTGTAGACGTTTCCGAACGCACCAGTGCCCTTGCCGTTCTTGATATTTCCGGCCCAGCCGGGTGCGTCGTAGATCAGTTCCAGTAGATTCGAGCCGAAGTTGGCGTTCATGTACTCGGCGAACGCCTGCATCTGCGGGGTCTTGTCGCCACCGCCGGGCATGCCGATGTCGAGGGCCTTACCCTGCCCGTGATACCCATCGTCGCCGGGGCGGTCCTCGGAAGTGACCACCAGTCCGAACGCAGCTGCGATCTGCTTGATCTGATCTTCAGTCGGAGCGCCACCCGCACCGCCAGGGATCGAGCCTGTGTAGCCTGGTCGCAGCGCTGCCGGGCCCATCGCCGACGGGCTGTACGCCGCCTGATACCCCGGCATGTACTCGGGTCCGAACGCGCCCGAACTGGCCAGCATCCCCAGCATGCCGCTGCCCTGGTTCGGGTTCGCCGCCGAGATGTTGTTCAGCATCGCCATCGGGCCCGCCAACGCCAACGCGCCAACGAACCGCACCAGGTTGTCCGCGATCCCCGCCAGACCGTCGGAGATGCCGAAGTCCGAATCCAGTCCGGCGCCGAACTCCTCGACCGCGCCGCCGACCTGCTCGAGCTGCTTGGCCTGCTTCTCCCCCGCGCTGATCTGCGCCTCGGTGAGTGCGCGGGCGGCCTGCTGCTTGCGCTGCTCGGACTGCGCCAGCGCGTTCTCCGCGGACTGAATTTGCTCCTCGGTCGCGATGTTCGACTCGCGCAGCTGGTTGACCCGCGCCTGCTTCTCGGCAGCGTCGTGGCTTGCCTCGTCCAGGCGCGTCACCGCGTTCGCGACCGCAGTCGGCAGGCCCGCGACCGAGGAGTACTGCAGCGGCAACACTGGTGCGGGCGGCAGCGATTCGGTGCTGCCACCGGAGGCCTCGTCGAGCGCCTGCTGCTGCGTGTCGGTCAACATCGGGGTGCGCTCGCCGGGCACCGGGGCGTCGGCGGGGGCAGGCGCGCCCGGTCCCGATCCGAGGATGTCGAGCAGTGGATTGCCTGTGCCACCTGGAGCGCCGGGCGGTGGCGAGCCGCCCCAGCCGGGCTCGCGGCCACCTGTGGGCGCCGAGGGGGCAGTCCGGCCCGGCGACGGCGCTCCGGGGATCAGCAGGCTCGTCGGGTCAGACGGGCCGAGCGGGTTCGCGTCACGCGGGGTGGGGTCGCCGATCGGGACGCCGGTGTCGTCCACTGGCAGGGGCCCCGGCGCGGGAAAGAACAGGTTGTTCAACGAGTTCGGCAGGGTGTTGTTGAAAAAATCGCCGATCATCGAATCGGCGAGCCACTGCTTGAGCTTGGTAAACGTGTCGTCGAACTTGCGGCCAAGCACATCCCACTGGTTGACGTGCTCGGACAGTTTTCCGGTCGCACTCTCAATCGCGCCCTCAGTGCTGCCGAACTCGGTGCGCGCCGTCGACAGGTCCATGCTGTTGATGGCGTCGCCCATGTCCTCCCACTGGGTGCCGAACAGCGATTGCCACACCAACGCCTGCTGAATCGGATCGTCGAGGCTGCGAATCGCCTGCAGCGTCGCGCCGAACGCCGAGCGCGCCGAATCGCCGCCGGCGAGGAACCGCTGGGCCATGTCGTCGGCCTGGAATCCCAGTGCCGCGAATCCCTCTGCGGTCAGGGCCGACCCGTCGACGGCGCGGATCGAGAACTCTTTCATCGAGTCGGCGACCTTGTCGCTGTCCCGGGCGCCGCCCTGTAGCCCCTGCTGGATCAGGCCCAGCGCATCCGAACCGTCGAGGCCGAGCTTGCGAAACTGCGTCGTGTACTCGGTGATGGTGTCGAGCCAGTCCCCGGCGATGTCGAGCCCATTCTGGAAACCCGACGCGATGATGTCGGCGGCCTGCTGGCCGTCGGCGGCGAACCCGCCGCGGATGAGCTGCCCTGTCGCGCGGGCGGCCTCTTGGACGTCGACCTCCATCATGGTCGCCAGCGCCTGCATGTTCGCGATCGACTGCTCGATCTCCGCGTTCGACGCGCCCGGGGCCACCACGCCGCCCTGCACCGCGAATTGCACGGTGCGCAGGTTGTCGGCCACCGACTCGCCCCACGCGTTGACGTAGGCGTTCGCAGCGGCCTCGCCGTACTGAGACATCGTCGCGTCGTCGACGCCGAGCCGGGCCTGGAAAAGGTCTCGGATCTGCAGGCTCTGCAGCCCCTGAGTGATGCCGGTCGCGAGCAGCCCGCCCGCGGTGACACCGGCAGCGACCCAGCCCATGCCGGGAATCGCCAGTCCCGCAATCCTGGTCAGCGCCGATGCGCCGACGAAGCCACCCGAGAAGCCATTGGCGAACTCCTGGCCCGCCGACGCCGCACCGCCTGCAGCACCGCGCAGGCCGGCCAGCATCGAGTTGCCGGCCTCCTCGCCGGCGTTCCCGGCGTTGAGCGCGGCCCGCTCGTACTCGTCGTAGGCGGCGGCAGCCTCTTTGATGGCGTCCTTTTCGGCCCGGCGCGCACGGCGCACCCGCTCAGCCTGGACCTCGACACCTCGGGCACCCTCGGCGCGCATCTCGGCCAGTAGCCGCTCCTGCTGGCGCAGTTCGTCGGTTAGTTCGCCTACGCGCCGATACGAGGCGCTCGCCTGGTCGGCCATCTGGTCGATCGCACGGCCACCCTCACGAGCACCGCGCGTCAGCCCGTCGCTGAGCGTGCTCGACATGTTGCGGGCGGCGTCGCCGTAGATCTGCTCGGCGCGCGACACCGCCTCCCTGGCGGAACGCTCATCAAGCTCAGACCGGATTGGCAGAGTCAACGGCACGGGCGTTCCACCACCTCTCTACATCCATCCGGCGTCGGCCAGTTCGGTTTCGGTCTGTGCGGCCAGCTCGGCGTCGCGGTCCTCGGCCTCGGCGCGCAGCCGCAGGTCGACCGGGTCGGCAAGCTGGTAGTCGCGCGGGTCGAACCGGACGTCGTTCTCCTCGGTGCTGTGCACCGCCCAGTAGCCCGAGCGCAACCGAAGGATCTCGTTGTGAATCTCGTACTGCACCAACTGATCAGGCGTCAGCCGGCCACCTCGCCGCGCCGTCTTGTACGCGCTGGTGTCGCGAAGTTTGTCGAGCACCGCCAGCAGGCGGCGACTCGACAGGTAGGGGGCGTTGGTGTCGGGGTTGATCGTCAGCCGGTGCCAGAGACCGATGTCGAGGCCCTTGTCGAGCAGATCGCTCTCGATCTCCTCGGGCCACAGCAGCCAGCGCGCGAGTGCGTCAGCTACTTTTCGAGTCGCGCCGGCGACGCTCCTCCATCTGCAGATTCATGACCGACCACTGCACGTCGATCTGCCCCGGCACCCCGCCGGCGGCCAGGAACCGCTCATACGTCGGGGGTAGCGCGCCGCTCGCGAAGTACGCATCGCGTTCTGCCACACCGTCATCAGAGTCAGCCATCAGCGCGATGCACAGCAGCTCGTCCTCGTTGATCAGCTTGCCCTTGTACTCGGGCGGCCAGACGCGCTGCTTGGACCTCTTGTTCGTCACCGGGTGGGTGACGGTCTCCTGATCCAGCCCCTTGGCCATGAACCTCATGTGCTCGAGGAACCGGCGCTTCATGACCGGCGGCAGGAAGTGCGGGTTCGGCAACGTCCACTTCTGACCGTCGCCGAGGTCGAACTCGTAACCGGCGAACACCGACAGGAACTCGGCGGCCTGCTGCATCGCCTTCTCGGGCGAGACCGGGCCGCGCTCGGTGTTGTCGTCGTCGCTCATGGGCTGTTTCCTCCAGGGCTGTTGTTGGGCTGCTTGGTGATTCGACCCGCCGTGTGGCGAGCCCAGCCCGGTGCGCGAACAGCCCGAACGCGCACCGGGCGGGCGACTTGGTTACGTCTCGGTGATCGTGACGCTGTTCGAGTTCGGCGTGGTCGCCACCGCACCGTTGGTGCCCTTGACGTTGGCGCGCAACAGGGATGCGCCCGCGGTCAGGCCGGTCACGGTGAGGGTGACCGTGGAACCGGCCACTACCACACTCTCGGGCTCGATGAGCGAACCCCAGGTGACACCCGCGTCGGTGGACTGCTGCACACCGGCAGGAGCCTCCGAGTAGTCCCACGGGTCGCCGGGGCCGGTCGGCACCGGGAACGCCAGGGTGGCGGTGTTGTCGTCGGTGGCCGTTGCGGTCGGCGCGGTCGCCGACAGTTCCGGCACACCACCGAACGCGGTCCAGCCGTCCCCGCCCCACCAGGTGTAGACCAGCACCGGCTGGTACTCGCCGTCCTGGAATGCCATGAACCGGCCGTCATCGACGGGCAGGTAGGTGAGCTTGGCGCCCTCGGAGTCCTTCTTGTCCTGCTTCGAGGAGCCGATGTCGTCGAGGCGGGCCAGGCACACGCCAGTCACCGACCAGACGGGCTTACCGTCCCAGAACCGCTCACGCAGGAACAGGAACCGGCGGCCCGGGTTGGAACCGTTGAGCAGGCGCCCGTAGCCGGCGTTCGACCAGCCGGGATCCTCGACGAGGCTGTTGCCGTTCGCATCGAACAGCGGCAGGTTGTTGCGCAGCCGCTGATACACCGGGTCGGCGGTGTCGACCATGGTGAAGCTGAACGGCTCCACCTCCTCGGTCAACAGCGTGTCGTAGGGGCTGTTGGACTGCTCGATCATGAAGCGGTCCTGGGTGATCTTGGGCTCCATCGACGGGCCGTCACCCTCCTTGAACGCGCCCGTGCCGTAGAAGCCCTCGTTGGCCTCGGTGTTGGTGACGTAGATGCCGCCGACCTTGTGGCGGGCGAACAGGTCTCGGCGCAGCTTCCCGTCCTGGGCGAACGGCGACCAGCGCACCGAGCCGTCGGAGTTGTGCGGGCTGATGTCGGTGGCCACACCGCGGGCATCGCTGACGGCGGCGGCCTTCGCATTGCCACGGCGCAGGAACTCGGGTGCACGGTCGTTGAGATGCGCGGCGTTCCACGAGCCGCCGGTCTCCGGTCGCAAATCAGGCATAGCTGACGTTTCCTTCCAGGATGGATGAACGCCGAATGGCATCCGGCGGAATGGGGTTGGGCTGTTGGTGGTGCGGCAGAAGCCGCGACCCGACTAGGTAGCCGGGACGAACGAGAGGCCGAGTCGATACTCGGACACGAAACGCGTCACGACCGACTCGGCGGAATACGGTTCTTCATGGGCCGCGGCGATGATCTCGACCCAGTCGCAGTGCACGACACGGCCATCGGAGAGCGTCACACCCCAGCCGGATACTCGAGCAGCACGCGCATGCGGGCATCAGTCCCGGCCGCGGCGGTCGCCGCCTCGCCATAGGATCCGCCGAAGGTGTGCACATGCATCACCGGCTCATCGGAGTACAGCGTCTGCGGGCCCGTCACCCGGCGCACCGTGCGGTACGGCTTCGGCAGGTTGGTCGCCCACATCTTGGAGCCGATCGACCCGGGGCCGGCTGTGATCGGTAGCAGCCACGAGCGCAGGAACACCTCGGCGTCGACAGCTGTCAGGTCGGGGGTGAGCGGCGCGCTCACTGGTCACCCTCGGTCTGCTCGAGATGGTTCTGCGTCTTGGCGCGCACCGGGTTCGGCTCCTGATCCTCGGTGCCGAACTCCACCCAGTGGCTCTTGTGGTCAGAGAACTCGATCTCGACGCCGCTGTTCCCGACGCGGCCGACGCGGATCCCGTCGCGGTACTCGCCCTCGTCGACCGGGGCGATCGACTTCGCGTACTGCACACCCTGACGCGCGACAGCGAGCTTGTAGGCGATCACCTCGTCGTCATTCTCCAGCGCGTCGTCGATGTCAGCCTGGGGGATTAGGTCGCGAAGGTCGGCCATCAGCCCTGTTCCCTCTCGCAGATGCAGAACACGTGATCGTCGCGCCCGCGGAGGTCTTGCTCCAGCACGGCGTCACCACGCATCGCGTACCGCAGTCCGTTGTGATGCAGCCACCCGTTGGCGTTGATGGCCACCTTGCCGTCGTCGTCCTCACCCGGGTTGTCGATGAAGAATGCGATTGGCGCCGGCTCGCCGTCGTCGTCCACCGCGGGCACTGAGCCGTCGATGATCGGCAGCATGGCCCAGGCGATCTCGGAGGTTGTTGTGGTGAGGTTCTGCGACTCGGTAGGCGTCTGAATCTCGAAACAGGCGTTGTCGACCCAGGCCGTCACGTTGTCGGTGATCGGCTCGCCCCAGTCGTTGTGGCCGGTGACGACCTCGCGCTCGATGCCGACGCGCTGGTTGCCGATTGGGTAGACGCCCATCAGTCAGTAATCGAACTTCTTGAACCGGCCACGCGGCGCCGCGGTGGCGCTCAGTCCGAGCATGCGCCGATGTCGCGGGGTGATCAGATCGTCGACCGCCTTGGCCATGTCGTCGAACGTCCCAGCCTCCTGGCGCCGGCTGGTGATGTTCTGGAACGACGAGAGCACACTGAGGTGGCCATACATCGCAGCGTCGCGCACGACCTCGAATACGACCTGCTTGGCCGCATCTTCGTTCGCGTCCGGCGCCAGGACGCGCACCCGATCAGAGGCCACCTGCAGTAGGCGGGTGGCCGTCGTTGTCTCGCCATCGGATAGCGTTCCGCCCTGGTACTCGGTGGTGAACTGCCCGATAGTCAGGAACGGGTCGGCCATCAGCCCTCGGAGCGTCGCCGTGAGCGCGAGCGGCGGGGCTTCGGCTCAGTCTCAGCCTCGTCGGCGGCCTGAGCCTCAGCGCCATCGCTGAGTCGCGACGCCATGTCGGTCAGTCCGTCGACCAGCGCCGGTAGCCCGACGGTTACGCCGAACTCATCATCCAGGACCGCGCCCGCTTCACCGCCACCGGGCTGATACCGCTCCAGGTGGCCCGACTCAACCAGCGGTGCGGCCAGGTCGTCATCGACTTCGATGGGCGCCGTGGTGGGCCGCACGTGGTGGAGCTTGCCCACCACGCACGGCACCGTCACGACGTTGTAGAAGCCCATCAGTCCTCGATCGAGTCGACCAGCTCCCGCAGTTCGGGAACCTTCATGGCGTCGAGTTCGGCCTCGGTGTAGTCGCTGCCGTCCTCCTTGACCGCGTTGGCCGTGAGCCACGCGACCAGATCGGCCTTCTTGGCGTTGGCCGGCGGCTTGTCGCCATTGGCTTCGGCCTCGACCGAATCGCTGCCGCCCACGCCCTTGTCGGTGCGCTCGACCAGGCCGCTGGACACGAAGTGCTCAGCCTGCTCGTCGGACAGCCACGCGATGACGTCGCCCTCGTAGCGGTGATGGTTCTTACCCTCCTGGTCCTTGGCGATAACGCAGGGGGCGGTCACGAGGAAGCTCACGAGGACACCCCGGTGATCTTCCAGGCCGCACGGGGCTCGGTGATGACCGGCACGCAGATACGCCGGGCACGCACACGCCAACGGTCGTTGTCGTCGTCGCGGAGCGTCTTGACCTGCGTCATACCGACCGGACGCCCGCCCGGGCCGGTGGCCCGCACGTAACCCGGCGCCGGCAGCATCTCGTCGACGAACTCGCCGAGGCGGCTGGAGTCCAGCACGAATGCCGAGCCGGTGATGGGCGCGACCGGGCTGGTGACCCACGTCAGGCCGCCGGTGCGCTTCACGTACGGGCTGTTGAGGCCCGCCTGCACCGGCGCGTTGCTGATGCCGCCCGTCTCGCGAGAGAACAGGGCCATCAGCTTCTCGTCGGACGCCACGTAGGAGAACACGTCGAGGTCGACCCAGATGGTGTCGGGCATCAGGCCGATCTTCAGCTTCTGCAGCTGAGCCACCGCCTTGAGCACGTCGCGCAGGATGTTCGGCGTGCCCGTGTCCCACACTGCGGCCGCCGCGGTGTTCTGGGTGACCGCCGAGTTGATGGCCGAGGTCGCGATGCCGTCGATCTTGAGCACCGAGGAGTTG